CTGGTGATCGTTTCAACGAAATGGCTTTCTCAATCGAGAAGACCAGCGTTGTTGCTAAATCTCGTCAATTGAAAGCTGAATACTCAATCGAATTAGCACAAGACTTGAAATCAGTTCATGGTCTTGACGCTGAAGGCGAATTGAGCAACATTCTTTCTACAGAAATTTTAGCTGAAATCAATCGTGAAGTTATTCGTACAATTTACAAATCTGCTAAAGCTGGTGCTCAGCAAGGTACTGCTACTGCTGGTATTTTTGACTTGGACGTTGACTCTAATGGTCGTTGGTCTGTTGAAAAATTCAAAGGACTATTATTCCAAATTGAACGTGAAGCAAATGCAATCGGTCAAGCAACTCGTCGTGGTAAAGGTAACTTCATTGTTTGCTCAAGCGACGTAGCTTCTGCATTAGCAATGGCTGGTGTTCTTGACTATGCTCCTGCATTGTCTACAAACTTAAATGTTGACGAAACATCAACAGTATTCGCTGGTGTATTGAATGGTCGTTACAAAGTATATGTTGATCCATATACTGTTGCAAACTCTTCAGCTGGTACTGGTCTACAGTTCTTCATGGCTGGCTACAAAGGCACTTCAGCTTTTGACGCTGGTGTGTTTTACTGCCCATACGTTCCACTACAGTTGGTTCGTGCTGTTGACCCAACAACTTTCCAACCTAAGATTGGTTTCAAGACTCGCTACGGCATGGTCGCAAACCCATTCACTACTTTGGATGCTGGCGCTGATGGCTTGGCTTCAGGCAACAACTACTACTATCGTAAAGTAAGGGTTAACAACTTGATGTAATCCATCGGGTTAAACCTAAACCTACGTAAGATAGGTATTTTAAAAGGGAACTTCGGTTCCCTTTTTTTCCTTTATAAATAGATACATGAGCGAAATTATTTTAATAACTGACCTAATAGATATACGATCCAGAAAAATAAAAGAGCTGGAGTATTACAATCGTCAGATGGAAGAGTTAAGATTAAAGATGGTTTTTATTCAGCAAGAAATAAAAGTAACCAGTACAATTATAAACATGATAGAAAAAGAAACTATTATTGATATTGGTTTGCATATTAAGAAAGTTACGTAATGACAACTACTACACCAGAAAATATTAATCCATTAAATCCTAATGGTTATCGTTTCTCTATACAGAAACTACCTTTGTTAACATATTTTTCACAACAGGTAAATCTACCTGGAATTACTTTGGGTGAACCTGAGTTTGCGAACCCATTCGCTTCCGTTCCAATTCCAGGTGACAGATTAACTTATGATGCACTTACGTTAGAGTTTCTCGTTGATGAAGATATGAAAAATTATCTCGCTGTATATAATTGGCTTATTGCACTTGGTTTTCCACAAACGTATCAGCAATATATTAATTTCACCAACCAAGATGACATAAATCTATTAAATGAATTATCAACAAACTACTCTGATGGTAATTTGGAAATTTTAAATAATAATAATTTACCATCTCAGTCTGTTCATTTCGTAGATATGTTTCCAACATCTTTAGAATCTCTAACTTTCCAATCTACAAATAGTGATGTAAATTATTTGGTTGGACGAGCAACTTTCCGCTTCTCTTATTACGAGTTTGTAACTACTTGACATTTATTTGTGTTTGAGGTATAATGAGTGAAAACACTCAGGAGTTTATTATGAATATTGAACAGTTACAAGAAGAGTGGGATAACGATACCCATATAGACGACAACCATCTTGACCGAGAAGCAATCAGGACTAGTCAACTACATGGTAAGTATCTTAAACATCTAATTCAAAGCAAATTAAAATTAGCAAAAATGCGTGCGGATTATAACACATTAAGACAGGCTAAGTTTCGTTACTATCGTGGAGAGATGCCACGTGATGAATTGTCAGAACGTAATTGGGACCAGTGGCAAGGAACAAAACCTCTAAAGAATGAGATGGATGAATTCTTAACAGGCGACTCAGATCTCAACATGTCTAATATTAAAATTGAATATATTGCAACAATGGTCTTCATGCTAGAATCAATACTTGGTCAGGTTAAATCAAGAGACTGGCAAATTAGATCTGCAGTTGATTTTAAGAAGTTTATTTCTGGCGGATAATGCAGATAACAATTGAAAAAATTAATGAAGTTCATCTAAGAGTATATTCAGATCCCTCTATTGAACAAGAACTTTCAGAATTTTTTACTTATGAATTTCCAGGTGCCAGATTTACGCCACAATATAAAGCAAGACTTTGGGATGGTAAAGTCCGCATGTACGACATGTATCGCAAATCACTATATGTTGGATTGCTTCGTTATGTTCAAGAATTTGCAGAACGTAACAAATATGAAATAGAATATATCAATGACGTTGTTACTACTACTCAAATCACAACAGAGCAAGTAATGGAGTTTGCCGAATGGCTTCAGCCCATGGGGCATGGCAACCCAATCGAAATTCGTGACTATCAAGTAGATGCAGTAACGCAAGCCATTCGAACCGAACGCACCTTACTTCTATCTCCAACTGCCTCGGGCAAATCATTTATTATCTATACAATAATGCGTCATCATTTAGAACATGATCGCAAGTGTATAATTATTGTTCCAACCACATCACTAGTTGAGCAGTTGTTTACGGACTTTGAGGATTACTCATCGGCTAATGGTTGGAAACCATCATATCACTGCCAAAAATTATACTCTGGGTTTACCAAAGACTTTAGTAAAGATGTTCTTATTACTACTTGGCAGTCAGTATATCTACAAAACAAATCATGGTTTCAAAACTTCGATGTAATCTTCGGAGACGAAGCGCATCAATTTAAAGCAAAGTCTTTAACAACTATAATGGATAAACTAGAACATGTTCGTTATCGTATCGGCACAACAGGAACATTAGATAATAAAAAAATTCATCGGTTAGTTCTTGAAGGTATATTTGGTCCAGTTCATAGAGTAACAACAACTAAAGAATTGATGGACACAAATAGACTGGCAACGCTAAATATCACTTGTATACTATTAAAGTATGATGAACCTACCCGTGCTAGTAGGAGTAAAAATTTATACCAAGATGAGATGTTTTTCATTGTTTCATATGAAAAAAGGAACAATTTTATACGAAAACTAGCACTAAATTGTGATGGTAATACTTTAGTCCTCTTTCAATATGTTGAGAAGCATGGTAAAGTTTTATATGAATTAATTAAAGACCATGCGGTAGATGGTAGGAAAATATTTTTTGTTTATGGTGGAACTGCTACAGTTGATCGTGAGGAGATTAGACATATAACCGAGAACGAATCCAATGCTATAATAATTGCATCATATGGAACTTTCTCAACTGGTATAAACATTCCCTCTCTGGAAAATGTTATATTCGCTTCCCCAACAAAAAGTAAAATACGTAATTTGCAGTCTATAGGTAGAGGGTTACGTTTAAAGAATGGCAAGACTGAATGTAATTTATATGATATTGCAGATGACCTGCATTGGAAGTCATGGAAGAATCATACATTGAATCATTTTGCAGAACGTGTTAAGACATACGCAGAAGAAAAATTCACATACAAATTAGTAGAGGTAAGCATATGATAACGCTTGAAGCAAATCAAGTATATGTAGTTATAAAATTAATTAGTGGTGAGCAACTGATGGGTGTTTGCACGGAAGAAACAGATAAAGATATAACAATAATGTTTCCAATGTCAATGAAGCAGTATCCTATTCAAAGACCAGATGGGTCTGTTGGAGAAACAATCACTGGTAATCCTTTTTGTCAATTCTCTAACGACAGAACATTTATCATACCCAAATCATCAGTGATGATTAATAAGCCATTGCATGCTTTACTGATACCATTTTATGTTCGTATGGTCAATCAATTTGAAAAAGTGCTTGAAGTTCCTGAGTCGATGTTTGAAGATGACAATCCCGAGGAAGAAGAGCATGAACTTCTATCTATAGAAAAGGTAGAAAAAGCAGTTGACCGTCTTACTGCTATCATGTTTGGTACTAAGAAAGAGGATGAATTGAATATCGATGGAACATTCATTAATGGTAATGATACAATACATTGATCATTCATCACACCCAACACCGTAAGTATACCGTGAACAAAGTTTGTAGTCAAGTTTGTAAGTGAAATACTTCCAATCTATACAAACTTTACTTTTATTGAGTAATAGGGCATAATTGAATTTAGATCTTATAGATCGGAATAAAAATGGCAAAACCTCATTACGTTAATAATATAGATTTTTACGAAGCAATCAAAGAGCACAAAGTAAAAATACAGGAAGCATTAGATGCTGGAAAAGAACCACCACAAATATCTAATTATCTTGGTGAGTGTCTATTGAAAATTGCAACGCATCTTTCGTACAAACCAAATTTTATTAACTACTCATATCGTGAGGATATGATATTAGATGGTGTTGAAAATTGTCTACAATACTTTAATAACTTTGATCCGTTAAAATCTAAGAATCCCTTTGCATATTATACACAGATTATTTACTATGCCTTCCTTAGAAGGATAACGAATGAAAAGAAGCAAACTTTTATTAAGAACAAAATTATCATGGAGATGCCCTTTGATGCCTTTGAACTTCAGGACCAAGATGAAAACAGTTCTTATAATAATGCATACTTAGATTTTCTACAGTCGCATGTAGAGATGGAAGACCCATATGAAAAGAAGAAGGCAAAGAAACTAGCAGCAAAAACACTTGAGAATTTTATGGATGATGGAAGCCCACCAAATGATACTTGAAGATAAAATATTTGATTCTAGTAATGTTTACAATTTAATTAAAAGATTAAATAAAATTGGGAAACGAAAGAAAAACAAAAGAACTCTAAAGCGTTGGGCATGGGATGCAACTGATGGCAATTTTAACTATGGAAATATTATGAGAAATATGGAAAACAACGAAAAGATTTTTCTTGGTGTAAGTGATTTTGACGATCTTATTACATCAGACATTTTAAAGAGACGTGTCGATGCCAATAAGAAAACTGTGCATCGTGACACCACTGTTCTTTGCAATCGTGAACACTGGGCATCATGGGCAGAGAACGAATACGCAGATACCCTTTATGTTCAGGGTAACGCATCTGGTGGTTTCGTTATCTTTGAAGAAGAATTGAACTACATTACCTACAGCGTTGATAGCAACACAACAACTGTTCGTGCATTCGGTGATGTAGAATTTTGTGAATCAATTATAACTACTGTTGAAGAGAAATTTGATATTGTTACATCTCATATTGAGTGGATCTATTCTACTGATGGGAATTCTGTTAACGTACCATTAAATCGCGATCGTCTTCCAGTTGAAGAGATGTATCCTTTCCTTAAAGGTGAGTCGCTTAATTCATATTACAATCGTTATCTTGAATCGTCTGCAAATATTTTATTATTGATTGGACCACCTGGAACTGGCAAGACAACATTCATTCGTGGTCTCCTTGCCGCAACAAACTCCTCCGCTATAGTTTCCTATGATTCTCAAATTCTTGAGAAGGATAGTTTCTTTGCACGTTTTATTGAGGGTGACGAAACTGTTATGGTATTAGAAGATAGTGATGCTTTCTTAAAGTCACGTAAAGAAGGTAATACAATGATGCATAGATTCCTAAATGTAGGTGATGGTCTTGTCACCACTAGAGGAAAGAAAATGATTTTCTCTACCAATCTTCCAAGTATTCAAGATATTGATCCTGCCCTTGTAAGACCAGGAAGATGTTTTGATATTCTAACCTTTGCACCATTATCGTTACATGATGCTAAGATACTTGCCAAGAAACTTAAAGGAACTGTTCCTGAAGTTCAAGCAGGTAAAACTGTTGAGTTCTCTATCGCAGAAATTTTTAATACACAAAATAACATACCTAAAGAAAGAAAGATGGGGTTCGTATAATGTATATGGTAAGATTTAAATATCCAGAAATACCAGAGATTGCATATAAAATTTTTAAGACTCTTGAAGAAGCAACTGAGTATTCAAAAACTGTTGATCTAATTGAGATCAAGGAAGTTGCCTACGAATGAGATTAGCCATTATCACAGACCAGCACTTCGGTGCAAGAAACGACAGTCAAACATTCCTTGACTTCTACGAAAAATTCTATGATAATGTTTTCTTTCCAACACTAGAAGAGAATGACATCAAGTCCGTTCTCATTCTTGGCGACACCTTTGATAGACGTAAGTATGTAAACTTCTATTCATTGGGACGTGCCAAGAAGATGTTCTTTGATAAGTTGGCAGAGAAAGATATTGATGTGATCATGATTGCAGGTAACCATGACACATATTTTAAGAATACGAATGAGGTTAACTCTCCTGAATTACTTCTAAGAGAATATAAGAACATTCAAATTATCGATGAAGCAGTTACTCTTGATGTTCATGGAACAGAAGTTTGTTTCGTGCCATGGGTATGTTCTGACAATTATAATCATAGCATGGTGACAATGAAAGAATCCAAGGCAGAAATCTGCATGGGTCACTTCGAGATCGCTGGCTTCGCAATGTATAGAGGGATGCAAAGTAATGAAGGATTTACAACTGACACATTTAAAAAGTTTGATATGGTATTTAGTGGTCATTATCATCACCGCAGTAATGACAATCATATTTATTACCTCGGAAATCCATACGAACTAACATGGCAGGATTACAACGACCCACGTGGGTTTCATCTATTTGATCTGAACGACCGCAGTTTGGAATTTATACAGAATCCATATACGATGTTCTCTCGTCTTGAGTATGATGACACTGGTGTATTGGACGACTTAGACAGTTTAGATCTTCAGGGTAAATATGTAAAATTAGTTATTGTAAATAAAACTGACTACTACAAGTTTGACAAGTACATTCAAAAGTTATATAATAAAGGTTGCGCTGAGATTAAAATTATTGAAGATCTTTCTGAATTTAATGAAGGTGAAGTATCCTCAGAAATTAATCTAGAAGACACACTTGATGTACTAAGCAATTATATCGACTCTGTTCAAACAGATGCTGATAAAGAAAAGATTAAAACATTCATGCGAACCCTTTATACAGAGGCAGTTAATATCGAAGTATGATAATATTCAAATCAATATCATGGATGAATTTTTTATCCACAGGCAATTCAGCCAATACTGTTCTTCTTGACAAATCACCCACTACACTAATCATTGGTCGTAATGGTGAAGGAAAGTCAACCATCCTCGATGCGTTATGTTTTGCGTTGTTTGGTAAACCATTTAGGAACATAAACAAGGGACAACTAGTTAACAGTATTAATCAAAAGAATTGCATGGTTGAGATTAAATTATCAATATCAAATATTGAATATCGTATTCGTCGTGGTATTAAACCAAATCTATTTGAGATTTATCAGGATGATGTTATGATAAATCAAGACTCCGCAAATAGAGATTATCAAAAGATTCTTGAGCAACAGATACTTCGATTAAATTATAAAACATTCACTCAGGTAGTTATACTTGGTTCAGCTTCGTTTATTCCCTTTATGCAACTTCCAGCATGGCAACGTAGAGAAGTAATTGAAGACATTCTTGACATTCGTATTTTTTCTACGATGAATACACTATTAAAAGATCGTATTCTGATAACCAAAGAAGACCTTGCTCGTGTTGAATCGGCTATAACACTTCATAAAGCATCTGTTGTGTCTCAGCAAAAACTTATTGAGAGCATGGTATCATCTAAGCAAGACCAGATTGATGCAATTAAGAAACGTATATCTATAAATGAAGATGAGATCAAAACTAACTCTGATCGAATTGCAGAGCTGATTTTATCAATAACAAATTTATCTGAAACGATAGTAGATAAGAAACAAATTAAAACTGACATTATTAAGTGTGAAACAATACATCGCAATAAACTATCCAAAAAAGACGAAACACATAATACTATACAATTCTTCAATGAGAATAATAACTGCCCATCATGTGAGCAGAGTATTCCTCATACTCATAAAGAAACTATTCTTGAAAAATTGACCAGAGAATACAATTTAACTGGCGAAGAGGTGACAACCTTAGACAACTGTCTTGTTAAGTTAAATGAAAGACTTAATGAGATAGAAGATATTAACACACAAATTACTGGATTAAACTCAGAAGTATCTTCTCTCAATGTTAGCATTTCTACATTAAATTCTCAGAATAGTAAAATGCAAAATGAAGTTGAAAATACGAAACAAGATACTGGAAATATTAATGAAGAGAAGAATAAGTTAAGAGAGCTCGCTTCTGATGCAATGAAGAAAATTGATGAGAAGAGTTCTCTTTCAGAAGAACGAGACCTTCAGGAAATTGCCAGTACACTATTAAAAGACAGTGGCATTAAGACTGCAATCATACGCGAATATCTTCCTGCAATGAATAAACTTATAAACAAATATCTTAATGCAATGGATTTCTATGTTCACTTTGAGTTAGATGAATCTTTTGTTGAACAAATAAAATCTAGATACCGTGATGAGTTTACGTATGCAAGTTTTTCTGAAGGAGAGAAACTTCGTATTGATCTTGCGATTCTTTTCGCATGGCGTCAGATTGCTAAGATGAAAAACAGTGTCAACACTAATTTATTGATACTTGATGAAATATTTGATTCATCATTAGATACTTCTGGTACTGACTACTTCCTTTCAGTGATGGGTCAGTTTGAAAATTCCAATGTATTTGTTATCAGCCACAAAGGCGACCAGCTGTTTGACAAGTTTAGATCCATTATAAAGTTTGAAAAGAAGAACGATTTCTCTGTAATTGCAATTAATTGATGCCCTTATTCCTTGCAAGGGTATTAAAAAGTCTTTAAAATCAATGACTTATAATTAATTTAAAAAATGCTTTACTTTAATTAGATATTCAGGCATAATTATATTATTGATGGAGAAACCTATATGAATTCACGTGACTTACTAGCCAAACTATTGGCAAACGAAAATCTAAATATTGTTCGTGCTCCTGTGAGCACTGCTTCAATGGATATTCGTTCTCGCACTTTGACTCTTCCCCAGTGGAAAGAGATGACTCCTGCTGTTGAAGAAATGTTAATTGGTCATGAAGTTGGTCATGCAATATTCACAACAAATGATTATATAAAAGAAGGCGAATCACGTGCGCTTCATAGTTACATGAATGTTATAGAAGACGTTCGTATTGAAAAGAAAATTAAGAACAAATATCCAGGTCTGCGGTCTTCCTTTATCAAAGGATACAAAGAACTAAACGACAGAGATTTCTTTGAAATTCGAGGTCTAGATTTAACAGGTCTATTATTGATTGATAGAATTAATCTTTATTATAAAGTTGGCTTCAATTGCGGAGTCAAATTTACACCAGTAGAAATGGAATTTATTCGTCGCACTGATAAGTGTGATACAATAAATGACGTATATCTATTAGCCAAAGATCTTCTTGAGTTTACTAAACAAGACAGAGAAACTAAAAAACAATTGACTCTTTCTGATTTAAACTTTGATGAGTTGACTGATGAAGACATAGAAGATATGAAAAATGCTGGTGATGTAGATGGTTATGATGATGGCGATGAAGACTCAGATGAAGAATCTGATAATAATTCAGACTCAGAATCCGACTCAGAAGAAACTGAGTCGCCAGATAATTCTACTGATAATAACACCTCAAAGAGTGAACCAGATACTGACCAAGAATTGGAATCAAGAACAGAGAGATCTTTACGCAATCGTTTAGATGCACTTGCTGATACTGACACTAATGTAACTATATTGACACCAGAATTAAAATCTACATCAAACAATGAGTATATTATTGGCTACAAAACTATTCTATCAGAACTAGAATCTCAGATAAAAGTGTATGAGACAAATACCCAAAATTATACTTCTTACGAAGAGAGACAATATTTACATTATAAAGCAAAAACAGATTTAGATGTAACAAAATTTAATAGTACTGCTGCTCGTGTTGTGAACTATTTACTAAAAGAATTTGAGATGAAAAAGTCTGCGACTTCTTACAAGAGGTCTAAGACATCTAAGTCTGGCGAGATTGATGTTAAGAAACTGTATGCATTTAAATTGACAGATGATGTATTTAAACGTATCACAGTTGTTCCTGATGCAAAAAATCATGGCATGGTATTCTTGCTTGACTGGTCTGGTTCAATGTCAGAAGTTATGTTTGATACTGTCAAACAAGTTATAACTCTTGCAATGTTCTGTAGTCGTGCGCAGATACCGTATCAAGTATTTGCATTTGCTTCTTTCTATTCACACACCAGTGAACGTGATCTTCCTATTTCTGAGGATTACACTGGATTTGTTGGGAACTTTAGTCTATTTGAACTGTATAGTAGTAAAATGACAAAGGTAGAATTTACAAGAATGACTGCTGTGTTATTTAATAGACCATGGTTATGGTCAGAGAAATATAGTTTACAAGCCACACCTCTTAATGAGGGATTGTGTTTCATGACAAATTATCTTGGGGAGTTTATCAAGAAAAATAATTTAGAGAAAACCACCTTTATTACTTTGACTGATGGTGAAGGACACAGTATTACTGCTGCAAATGGAACTCTTAGAAGTTATACGTATCAACGTGACAAGACTGTTAGAAACATAACATATATACGTGACCCAATAACTCGTCGCGAGTATCCTATAAATGGAAATGGACCATCACAGACTAAGACTTTTCTGTCTATAATAAAAGACAGGTATAATATTAAAACTGTTGGTTTCCATGTTATTCGCAATAGCACAAATGATATGACACAATTTGTAAGAGCCAATGTGTTAACTGAAAATGAACTTGGGGCAAGTTCAATGGCTAAAGACTTGAAGCAAAAAATGCGTGAGCAGAACTTTGCACTGGTGCCAAATACTGGTAGAGACGAAATGTATTTAATTCCGTCTTCCAAAATTGCAGTGGTAGATGATGCCTTGAAGGTAACTACTGAGATGAATTCTAGGCAAATTGCTAAACAATTCACCAAATTCTTGGATGTTCAGAAGACTAGTCGGGTGCTTTTGAGTCGGTTTATTAAATTGATTGCCTAAGTCATTGATTTTAAACAGGAAAAATAGTTTGCATTTTGCTTTACTTTAATTCAATTTTCAGGTATAATTATACTATGGAGTTGAACTTTGATTGAATTTATATATTATGAATGGAGTGAGTTATGGCTATTACTAAGCAGCAGAAACAGGAGTTTGAAGATAAATTGTTTTCAGTATTCCCTGATGTAAAAGCAAACAGCGTTGTTTCTAGAACGCAATTATTAGAGGTCAAGGATATCCTTGATAAAACTGGTCCTGAAATTTGGCCAGGATGGCTTATGAAAAATAAAATCGGTCGTGGGTTATATTCTATTCCAGGTGGATCTATTAGTATGCCTACAATTGGTAACAATGCCTTAGAACCAACTGAACCTATGAATTTATCCTTCACTGACGTAAACTCTTTGGTCCCAAGACTAGACTCAAACTATGTGCCCTTTGGTAACTATAAAGATCTAGAACAAATTATTGTTTCAAAACAATTTTATCCCACATATATTAGTGGACCAACTGGTAATGGTAAATCAACTTCTATTGAGCAGATTTGCGCAAAACATTCTCGTCCACTTATTCGTATTAATCTGAATAGTCAAACTGACGAAGATCAGCTTGTTGGTACGAAGACACTTATTGATGGTAACGTGGAAATTGTTGAAGGACCAGTAATTATTTCTATGCGTCTTGGTATTCCAATATTACTTGATGAGATTGATGCGGGTTCTGCAAACGCATTGCTATGTTTACAACCGATTCTTGAGGGGAAACCTTTCTATTACAAACTTAAGAATGAAATGATTTATCCTGCGATAGGTTTCAATATATTTGCAACTGCGAACACAAAGGGTAAAGGTAGCGATGATGGTCGTTACATCGGAACTAATATACTAAACGAAGCATTCTTAGAAAGATTCGCAGTAACCTTCAATCAGGAATATCCTGATGCGAAGACCGAAATGAAAATTGTCATGAACCTTATGAAGTCATATGGGTGCATTGACGAATCTTTCGCAGATACTATGGTTAAATGGGCAGACGCAATTCGTCGCACGTTTGACTCTGGTGGTGTGGATGAGACAATTACTACTCGTCGTCTCGTTCATATTGTACGTGCCTTCTCGATCTTCAAGAATCAGAAGAAAGCAATTGAATTGTGTACCAACCGATTCGATGATGCTACTCGTCTGGCTTTTGTTGACCTCTTCGATAAGGTTTCGAGTGGTGAGATGGTTGTTGAAGAAACACCAGCTGTTGAAGTTGTTAATAGCGACATTCCCTTTTAATTATTAGGAGTTTATATTATGTTGAAATACTCAGATCTATCCAAAGGACAACGTAAATGTATTGATACGTTCGTTGCCCATGATGCAAAATTTGCCACTGCCGATACAATTACTTCCAAGCATATGTATAATACTTGGAAAGAAATCTTTAAGAAAAGAGTCGCAGGAAGCGCAGACTGGAATATTGGTTACCCACATTGGTTGTCAAAGAACAATCAAATTGAGCGTGGTCTTTTGGCATTCCCTGGTCCACGATCAGTTGAACTGTCCAAAGACGCAGTTGATTCTTTAGAGAAATCAAAATTACAGAAGATAATTAATACTTCTAAAGAAGATACACTAGGGATTAGTGATGATGAATTCTTGGCTGAATTAAAAGCCAATGGAATTGAAGTCTGATTGGTAGAGTCTTCTACCTAGTGGAACAGGATCGCCATCACTGTTCCATGTTTTTTATGATGGCTAACTATGGAGTTATATTATATATGTCTAAACAAGAAATGTTGTTAAAGCATTTGAGTAATGGTAAAGCACTTACACCGAAGCAAATTTCTGCTTCGTTTGGTTTGAAAAACCCGCATCGTGCAATTCATGCATTGCGTGCGCAGGGTAATTGCATTTACACTAACAGCGCAACGCTGAGTGATGGTAGCAAGACAACCAAATATCGCTTGGGTAAACCAAGTCGTCGTATGGTTGCGATTGCAAATGCTGTTGCTGGTTCTTCTGTGTTTAATCGCATTGCCTAATTTTAGGTAGTGTGCTTGGGACTGGTTTAATCACCAGTCCCTTTTTTATTGTGGATTATTATGGATATTAACGAAATAGTAAAAGCAAGCCAGACTGCCGTAACAGGTGGTAGAAAATTTGATGGTAACAAACTAGAATATGGATTGATACCTCCACTAGCATTAAAAGAAACAGTAGACGTATTAACTCTTGGTGCTCAAAAATATGAACGTGATAATTGGATTCGAGTTCCAGATTCCAAACGTAGATACTTTGATGCCGCACAGAGACATCTTTGGGCATGGAAAGAAGGGGAACAAAATGATTCTGAGACTGAAAGAAATCATTTGGCTCATGCCATATGCTGTTTAATGTTCCTATACGAACATGATGTAAAATATTCTAAGGAATAACATGATAGAATGTTTAATCCTAGGTGATTCAATCGCCAAAGGTATCTCTACATATAGACCAGATTGTGTGTCTTATTCTAAGAGCGGAATAAACTCTAGTGATTGGAATCGCAAATACTACAATCATAATACGCATGCCATTACTACAATTATTTCATTAGGATCTAATGACTATAAAAATAAAACTGAATTGGAATTAAGATTTCTTAGAGCCGAGATAAAATCTGAAAGAGTATATTGGATTTTACCTGCAATCAAACCAGATATTCAAAGTATTATTAAACTAATTGCCTCTGATTGGGGTGATACTGTATTACCTATTA